CGGGCATCGGTAATACTGTCTCCTCGCGCTGCGAGGAGCGATGCCCGTTGTCCCGCCTGCCGCCAGGCAGAGACGTCGCAATGCTCCTACTACTAGGGGCCCTCGCTCTAGGGGTTGGGTATTTACCCTTAATAACTATACTGAGGACGAGATTGCGAACCTATTGGACTGTCTAAGACTCAACGAGTGCCCCGGGTAAGCGACACAGCGGCACACCTTTTTTGAGTGGGGTCATCACTGACCCCCCTTTATGTTAGATACGTGTTCCAAGAAGAGGTAGGCGCAGAGGGAACGCCACACCTCCAGGGATACATACACTACAAGAACGCCGTCGCGCTCTCGACTATAAAGAGCTGGAACCCCCGGCTACACTGGGAGCAGGCAAGGTCGGTCGTCAACTCCGTCGCCTACTGTTCCGACGCGACAAAAAGAAAACCCCAAGGACGACTATGGACGCTTGGGTTTGCCATACCCTCGTCCCCACGGGTCGAGGTGCTGGAGGTGGCGGACATGTTTACCTGGCAACGTGCTCTCGCCGCGGAGATCGAAACCCCGCCGGACCAGAGGTCTATAATCTGGTACTACGATCAGATTGGAGGCTCCGGAAAGACAGAAATGGCCAAATATCTGCTGGCGACGTACGACTCCGCCATTTTCCTTTCGGGTGGTGCGTTCAAGGACATCAGTTACCAGATCGTCAAAGCCAAGAAGGATCCTACCCTGGTCATCGTCAACCTCCCAAGAACCAGTGAAGGCAAGGTCTCTTACGCTTCGCTGGAGGCGGCGAAGGACGGACTAGTCCAGTCCGGGAAATACGAGGGCGGTTTCCGCCTTTTCCCTCAACCTCACGTTGTAGTGTTCGCAAACTTCATGCCAGATTTAGCGTCCCTTTCTGCAGACCGTTGGGTGATACGTGTACTAGAAAACAACAGAATCATCGAATAAAACCAGGCCTCGCGCCATTCTCCAAATATAATATACGCTCAACTGGTGTTTGTGGGGTCCTCTCGGACCCCCTTTATTCTGTTCCTGAACTACCCGCTTCGCGGTAACTAACCCTAACCCTAACCCTAACCCTAACCCTAACCGCTGCGGCTGCGCCGCAGCTTCGCTAACGCCTCAAGCGTCTTTAAATCTTATTGTTCCGTGAGGGGTCATCCTAAACACGTGATCGTTAAGGGCGCCGGTGTACCACGAGGCGACCCATATAATATAAGTCTCCGCTTGAAGCAACGTCGAGTTAGCGACACCGTCATCGCGATAAGTAATGCTCTTCGGAAGAGGTACGCGTATGTTGCGCTTAAGAATGGTCGGACCGGAAGGGTTGGGATTATCCAAAGTCGCGGTAGGCTCGATGAACCGCTTGATGCTGTACATCCGATCCATCACTACTGTCCATCTGTTCTTATCGACAGAAGAAGTCACAGGAACAGTCGGGAAATAAAATATATCCCCCGCCGTAAGACCGCCGGGGTTGTTATTGGGGACGGTGTTCACCGCACCAAACTTGATCGCTCTCGAAGTGACAACGAGCAGCCGCAGGTACGCGTGCTGCGAGGGTGTGCTAAGCAGGATATTGGTGCTGTTCGCGAGAAGCGACGCCTCGAACCCGATGACGCAAAAGGCTCCAGTAATCTTGCGTCCAATCCTCTCGCCGGAGCCGTCCCCTTGTCCGATTTGATACGTAGGGTTGAAAACATAAGTCTCGTTTTGTTCCATAGTGAGCGAGCCCCCGAGAATAGGAAGTATCTTCGTCTCCTTCCCCTTGGCGACGAACCGCTTGACCCATCTCCGGAACCGGAAGGGGGGCTTAGTCCCGGCCCGCCGTCGAAAGCGTCGGCCCAGTCGTCGTCGCCTAAAACGCCGTCTAAAACGAGGCATAACTGGCACGTCTTCCTATCGTGACGCGTCGTGACGCAGGGGGACGCAGGGGGACGCAGGGGGTTGTTAATTTAATGCAGGGGGTTTCAGGGGTCTTGCGTTACGCGTGCTTGCCCACGGGTCGCACGCTATTTATACCCCTGAATAGCGTGCGCAGTGTGCCGCTCTATACTAGTTGCGCCACACCTATAAAGGCTGGGGCCGTGCCGGGCATCGGTAATACTGTCTCCTCGCGCTGCGAGGAGCGATGCCCGTTGTCCCGCCTGCCGCCAGGCAGAGACGTC